TAGTAAAATTAGATTCAACTTAAAGTAGCAATACAACAACTATTTATCTTTTGATAAATAAAACACAAAAATGCATATAAGACTTCATTAATTTTATTCAGTAATAAATCTATAAAAATTAAAATTATTTAGATAAATAGTGTTGACTTTTATTGTAAGTTAACTTACAATAATAAGCATCAAGTGAGGGACTTGATAAGGTAAACCCCCGACCTAAGACGAGGGCTTAAGGAGAAGAAAAATGAAAAAGAAAATATTCATTTTAATTCTGCTACTTTTGATTAGCTCCCCAGCATTCTAAAGTAGTTCAAAGGAGAGGGAAACCTCTCCGATGACCTTAAATATAACAATTTAATTTTAAAAAATCAAGGCGGATAACATGGCATTAACAAGAGTTGAAATTAATCAAAAAAGCGACCAAAAACGAGGAGTTAAAGTAAAAGGCTTCAAACTACACGTTGATGATATCGCATTAATTGAACAAGCAAGTAAAAACCTAGATGTATCACAAGCTCAACTTATTGTTGATGCTGTGAAATTTTACCTTGATAATAAAAAGCCTCTTAATTGAGGCTTTCTTTATTACATTGCTCTGTAATGAATTTGTTATCATTACCCTGAATTTGTTTAATTTGTTGATTGCGTTCGCATTCCCATTTTTTGGGTGGAAACATTTTATCCCATGCAGTCATCAGCTTTTCTTCTTGATTAGATAAATTAATTTTGTATTTATCAGACATATAGAGATATGTACGTGCTATCATCCCGCGAATTTCGTTACGAGGTTGAAGTTTTCTTTCTTTGAAATCTACAGCAGTTTTACACTGTCCGTACTGTGTAAATTCTTTAGTAAACTGCGAATAACGATAATTAGACCTGTCTCCATTTACTTCGCCAATTGCTGGTTGTAAGTTATGCATATCCCCTTCTATTTGATTGAAGGTAACATCTTTTTTACACGCTTTACGCCCACCATCTCGCCAGCATTGCAGATGTCTACCAAAATTTTCGGCTGGCATAACATGTTCCCATTCAATGCGAGACGCTCTATTTAAATTCTTTCTGGGCTTATAACCACATTTACCAAAATCTACAACACCCTTTTTACCTGTCCACGAAATATCACATCCGCAATAAAATTCGGTTTGCTCTGGATTTGATTTGTATATCTTAGTAAGCTGAGTTTTTGCATTGTCAAAATTTTGCTTACTAATTGCAACTTGATTAGATGTTGGCGTTGGTGTTGATTTTGGCTTTTTCGGCTTTGGCGTCGGTGCTACTGAATACGTTCCAATTCGACACGTTTTAGAAGCCGATATGCATGAATTGCCGCACGGTATGCCTTTTCTACAGTTTTTCGCATTTGAAATCGGCGGGAATAATAAAAATAAAACTAAAATTAAAGCTATTTTTTTCATAATTTAATATTACCTGCGCTTAGAAAGCGCGCAGTTTAATATAAAAATTACAAAATTAGAATAAAAAAGCCCAACTTATTAAAATTGGGCTTCTATTTAAAAACAGTTTGGATACAAAAATTCCAGTCTGGGTAATTTATACCACTGTACTCTTAAGAAATCAAGATTTTTTTGCTATAATTAAATAATTCCATCTCTAAACATATTTAACTTCTAACAGATAATAAAAAAGCCCGCATTTGCGAGCTTTATATACAATAATTTCATGTTGATACATTTATACTACTTCTTGCGTACGCAGTCAACACTTTATTTAAATAAATTTATTTTTTTAAATAGTTCCAATTCCATTCCTGTTTGTTGGGTCTGTTGAGCCAAAGCGCCTATAACGTGGCTTTCACCTGAGCTTTTAATTTTTCTAACATTACCCTCACTACAACCAAGCTCGCTTGCTATCTCTCTTAATGTTCTTGGTCTAATAAGAATAGAGCAAGACTCTTTTACTTTGTAACGCTCAATAAAAACATAATCATCATCTAATATTTCGTCGCCGTAATATGATTTTATTAAAACAAGAGCTTCTTCCTTTGTTTTTTGAAATCTAATGTTCTTCATGCTTGAAATAATGCCGTCTATAATCAATCCATCGTTATCTGAACATAACTCTTTATATTCTGGTTCTTGAGATTGATACAAGCTTAGCGCACCTTGCTTCTTGTAAGCTTCCTTTCTTGACCAATTACCCCACAATCTCAACACGTCAGTAATATCGTAATCAGCTTGAAACCTAACCCGCGTAACTGGTTTTACAATTTCCTTTGGCTCATCATCAACGTACATATATTCTGCTAGCATTTGTTATCTACCCTTTTTTAACTCTTTTAATTTTTGCTTATACTCAGCTTTAATCTGTTTTATTTGCTCTATCGTGTATTTTTTTGGTTCGTGATACCCCTCTAACCAATCTACTTTTTCTACACCTATTTTTTTTACTAAATTAATTCTGTATTCAATAATGTTACCGGACTTGTGGTTGTTACATGCTGAACATTGTTTATGTACATTCAGCTCACAGAATCGTAACTCTGGACATGCGCCAACACTTCGATAGTGCCCTGCGTGATATTGCCCCGTGTGATAGCGTCCACAACTAATACACGGCTCGTTTTTGTCTCGCTCTCGAATGAATGCATTAAATATCGTTTGAGCTTCCTTTAAATGCTCTGAGCGTGTTTTTATGCTCTCTTTTGCTATTCGCGTTAATTTAATTCTGGTTCGCTCTTGAACGCTGTTATCTTTTGCATATTGAATAGCACAATCAATAGAACATACTTGAGCGAGCGAGTTAAATAGCGCAAATTTTTTGCCACAGCTTTTACATTTTTTCTGCTTTATTTCTCTCTTCATCGTCTGAACTTCGCTTTATTCTTGTAAAACTTACCGCAAGAGCCTTTTACTTCTCCGTTAACACCAACCAATGGTCTATTACAGACAAATAAATCCAAGTCAACGTTGTGCAAACAAGCTCCATTGCATTCTGGACATTTAAAATCAGTTTTAATTAATTTGTGTTTCTTCGGCATTGTCGTTAACTCTATTTAAATTATGCTGATTAATGTATTCTCTGCGTTGCTCTCTAACTATTGCTATTGCTCGCTCTAATTCTTGCTCTTTATCATCGTATCGTTTTAATTGTTCTTTGTGTTCGTTGTTCATCATGCTACCCTAAATATTGTCCATCCTAGTTAATACTAGGTTGCCAGAAAAAACCGCCCCAGTATCAATGTAAACCCTGTTTGCAACTTGCGTCACTTCTCTTTGCGGAGTATGACCAAACACAAAAAATTCAACACCTTTTATTCCTGTATTATCATATTTTTCAAATCGTTCTCGACTCCAAACCACTTTATTTAAATCAATAGGCTTGTTGAATACATATTCATTTGCTGGATAATCTGCGTGTGCAAACGCTATTAATTCGTTATTGATTGAAAGCTCAATAACTAAAGGCAATTCATTGCACTTATTAATTAAGTTAACAGCTTCCTGTTTATCTAAATCGTTTAATTTGAAAAACCAACCCCCACCGTTGTATTGCCATGCCAATAATGATTGTTCGTCTCCGTTAATTCCATTGATTGCCATTTGCTCGTGATTTCCACGAACCGTTTTAAACCAATCCTGATTAATTAATCGTAAACATTCTAAGCTTTGCGTACCTCTATCAATTAAATCACCAACAGCTATTAGTAAGTCATTTTTAAAATCAAAGCTCACCTCGTTTAACTTGCTCATTAGTAAATCGTAACAACCGTGTAAATCACCAACCGTAAATATCTTTTGATACTCATTACCGTTAATTTTTAAATAATTCATCATGCCACCTTTGATAATTGGTCTTTGTACTGTTCAGCTAGTCGAATCGCTTCCTGTGCATCTGAGCTAAATATAACGCCATTTTCAGCCCCAAACTGTTCAGCACAAGTCACCACATCAGCAAATGCTTTTTTATTCATTCTTCGCGTTGATTGCCCCATGAATACCAGTCCGCCTTGAATTCCCTTTACACATTTCTGCCCGTGCAAATTAGCCGTGATTAAATGCTTCCATTCCTCCGCTGTGAGCTTTTCTCCGTTCCATTCAACTTGTTTTGCGATATCATTTAAAACAGCCCACATCATGCGATTTTGTGCTAACGTGCGATTGTCTTCATCAATTACAATCCTCAATGGATGCTCGCTATCAACTGGTAATTGATTTATTACGTTAATCGCTGTGTTGCGTGCTTGTTCATGTGTTAATCGTATTTCTTTAATCATCATCACTTCTCTCAAAATATTTTTTAATCACTTTCCTTGTAGACAATTGATGAGACACAATCCAGAAAGGAAAAAATATTGGCATCGTGATTATGATTAACAAAATCGCTAGTATGCATAAAATGATAAACAGTATCGGTATCAAATGAGCAACAATAATCCCCACAAATAATTTAAAAATATCTAACCAAACATCAATAAACGTACATTTAATTACGTGCAAAATTGAATGCTTCCAAGTTAATCTAAACCCGTTTTCATATGCTTCCCGCGGGTTATTGTAAAAATCGCCCAGTGTTGGTTTTGTCACTTAGTTGCCCTCCAAATCAATGCAAAGATGTTTTTTAGTTTCAAAAATCTTCTCGTACTCATTCGCTTTTGCGATATCTTGCTCCAAAGCATCTTTTTTGCCCGCTCTAATTCGATATTTCAGAATGTTACCAAGGCAAAACCCTCTAAACTGCTCTACAGTCATGCTACGCGCTATGATGTCGATAGATTCGACACCCTTGATTACTTGATAGTGCTTTGGTTTTTTTACGTTGTCGTTCATCTTTACACCCTTACACACTCAAAATTACGGACCAACACATCAACTTTAGTATTGCCGAATGAGTTCTCAACTGTAGCCAGCGTTTTTATTAAACCTTTTTCTGTGAGTCTTGAATCACGACGCAACACAACCGTTCCCCACGCTTGCCAACCTTTTTTTACTTCTGCTGTTATTTTGTAAGCCATTTCTGTATCAACTCTCTCAATTTAATTTTGTCGTCTTCTGAATATTTTTTAACTCGTTCTGCTAACTGCTGTTTAATTTGTACCGTATTAGCTCCTGGTTCTCGTATTGCTCTCACATAGTCATACGCTATTTTGTCGAGCATGTGATAACGTCCTTGGGAGCAGTGGTTAACTAGCTGTTTTCTCATCTACATACCCGATTTTAAATTTTCGCTTGATTGCACGTAATTTGCTGAGCGATTGTTCATGCGTTAACGTTACGCCAACTGGTGCGCTACTAATTCGTTTAACTGGCTTTGGCACTTCGTACCCATCAAGAATTTTTTTTGTCATATCAAGCAACGCGATACGTGCTTGTTCTAACAAATCCTTTTTAGACAGATTGCGCTCTCTCGATTCATACATCAAATCAGTAACTAACCAATAACAGGCGTTATTTGGAAAGGGGTAATCTTCGGCTTCAATAATTCCTCTTTGAGCGCTAAAATCCATTAAAATTCTGATTAGTTCCTCTGGTGCTGGTAGTCCCACTTGTTCAGCAATACCTTGCTTGCACCAAGCAATAAACTTACCTGTAGAAGGCAAAAAGTCGGTATTTTGCGCTCTAGCTACCTTTAGCCCTGCTCGCAGATATTCCAGTTTAGTTATTCCGTTTTCCTTGAATGCCTGTAACCATTGTTGTTTGAATGTTTTTCTTGAGTTTTCATCTTTCAAAACTGCGGATGATGCAGGGAAAACAATGATTAATTGCTCGCAAAATAAATTAAAAACATTTGCCACCTCATCCGCTCCCGATGTTTTCTGGTGAACGCGTTGATGTTTAATCATGCCGGTATTGATTAACTCTGCGATATTTTTCATAGAACTGTATCCATATCGTGTATCCAGCTCGTATCATCACGCATGGAGCTAGCCAATGATTTATTGCTATTTGCTTGGTTACCCCGCTGAAAATTTCCAGTATTTTGCAGCCATTCAACCTTGATACTCACCCATCCCCTAGCCATACACTCAGCTAACACGTCGTCAGTTGTGTAACCAAGCGCTAGGCAGGCGTTAATTTGTTTAATTAATAAATTCAATGCCGTTTGTGTGAGCTTCGATTTTTTGTTTTTTCTATGCTCAACAAAATCATTCCAAACTTGTTCGCTTGGTTGTTGTTCAAAACCAGACAAATCCAAACCATTTTTATTTATTTTTTTAATATTACTGATCTTAGTATTATTTATATTAGTATTCTTATATGTCGGATTTATTTCCGAGGTTTCTCGGATTTCGATCCGAGTTTGCTCGGATTTATTTCCGAGGGTCGGATTTATTTCCGAGTTCCACTCTTTGCCTTTTGCTGTTAATGAAATACAATCTTTTTCACCATATTTTTTGTAATTGATTAATCCTTTTTCGCGTAAAATCTTCAATGCACGATAAACCGTATCAATCTTGTTGTAAGCAAGCGGTATTTCATTGCAAATCATCTGCTTTGATGCCCAATAATAAATTTCACCATCAATAGCAACAGGTTCAGCCCAAGTGTGAAGTTGATTAAGCAGATCAAACAACGCTCCTTGTTGCATTGTTAAATCCCACTCAATACATTTGGAGTTATTAATAAAAGACGTTATTCTCATTTGCGCCTCAGTAATTTTTATTGATAAAATTGAGGAAATAGCTTTTGCTTAGGTAAACCCGTAGCTTTAACCCATAACTCAGGATTGTTAGTAGGAATGCAGCCTTTCTTTTTTAATTTGCTAATATTCTGCTCGGTACATCCTAATCTTTTAGCTAATTCTCTTTGTGTACCGCCAACGGCGGCAATCGCCATATCAAATGGTGTAAGTTGTTTATTCACTTAAACCTCCAGTTAAACAAATTATCAACAATAATAAACTAAATAAAAAAATATATCAACCTATGGTTTATATTTTAGTTGATTGATAAACTCAACCGTTGGTTTATTATTACTATGTAAAGGAGATCCTAAATGAATGATGTAATCCAACGTCTTAATGAAATAATGATTGATAAAAATATTAAACAATCTGATTTAGCCAAAATAACAGGTGTAACAAATCAGGCTGTTAATAACTGGTTTAAACGAAATAAGATAAGCACAACCTCTGCTAGAACAATATGTTTATCCACTGGGTATTCTCTGGAGTGGTTGCTATCTGGGAAAGGTGTAAAAAAAATGGATGACAGTAATATCAGGGATTCAAGATTAAAACCTGTAACATGGGAGGAAATGAGTGACACAGAAAAAAATAGTGGTGAATTTGTTACTGTTCCTGTGTTGGATATAGAGCTTTCGGCAGGTCACGGAATGATAAATCACAGCGAAACGGAGATGTACACGTTACCATTTAGAGTAAACACATTGAAGCGAGAAGGCGTTCATTGCGACAAAATACGAGTGGTAAGGGTTTCTGGTGACAGCATGAATCCAAGGTTGTTTGATGGCGACACACTATCAATCGACATGGCAGATAATCGAATAAAAGATGGTAAAATTTATGCTATTCGTATCGGTGAATCACAGAAAGTAAAGGTATTAATTCAAAACTCGGATGGCACTATAACAGTCAGATCTTTCAATCCTGACTTCAAAGACGAAATTATAAGTAAGGAACAAATCGAATCGGGTGAATTTGCTGTTCTAGGGCGTGTGTGGTGGATATCGTCGATTATTTAATAATTTAACCGCTTCGGCGGTTTTTGAATATAAGCGATAACGAAAAAGCAAGGTAAAGCGAAAAATGATACAGGAAATTATTATAAATGAGTATTTAAAATTAAAAGACCTAACTCTGGACTTTGCATATGATATTAATGTAATTTCTGGAGGCAATGGAACTTGTAAAACATCCATCTTATATATAATTAGTAATTCATTTAAACAACCTTTATTAAAAAGCAACCCTAGCTTAAAAATAATAAATAATATAAATCAGTTAATAAATCCTAAAATAGAGTCTTTGACCAAATCAGGAATCGTTTCAAAAAATCACAACACAAATGGAAAAGTTTTTGAAATACAATACTGGAATAAAGATAATCTAATACCTTTTAGAGTAAAAGATGATGGGGCATCTAATCGATATAGAATAATTCCTAATTACACTAAAGGAAAAAAAGAAAATCTTCCAGAATTACCAATAATCTATTTAGGTTTACCTCGGTTAATTCCAACAGGCGAAATCCCAGATAACACAAATATAACAACAATAAAAAAATACCTTCCACAGGAATACATAGATGAATACTACAACTTGTATAGTAATTTATGTAACATTGAAATAACTGAAATTTTACCGCAAGAAAATATTGCAGGAATAAAAACTAGACCTACATTCAAAAGTAATATAAACGGAATTGATTCTAACACTATTTCAGCGGGACAAGATAACATACAAATTATATTAACTGCATTGCTGTCTTTAAAATATTTTTATGAAAACAGTGATAAGAGTAATAAATACGAAAGTATGTTGCTAATCGATGAATTAGATGCCACATTACATCCAAATTTACAAAATAAAATATTAGAAATTATTATTAAATTTTCTAAAAATTATAAAATACAAGTTTTCTTCACAACCCATAGTCTATCTTTAATTGAATATTCTTTAAATAAGCATTGTAATATCACATATTTAATTGATAACGTTACACCAGAAACAAAAAGTGGCAAAATTGATATACTATATAATCCAACCTTACAAAGGATATCATTATATCTTAAAAATAAAATTGATGATGGAAAATACAAATTAAAAAAAATTCCTGTCATGACCGAAGATGCAGAAGCTAGGATTTTTTTACAAGAAATACTCACCTACAAAAAAAAAGAAAATGAAAATTTTTCAAAAATAGAAAGTTCATTACATTGTGGTCAATTTAATATTGGTGCACAAACATTAAAAGATATGAATGATGATGAGGTTTTTTTTCGGTCATTAACTCCTTCGATAACCATTCTTGATGGAGATGAGAGACCTTCTAATGAAGATCCTACAGCTTATAAAGAACTTAAAAAAATTTATAGCAGAAAAAATATTATTTTTCTTCCAAGCAATAAAAGCCCTGAAAAATTATTATTTGATTATTCATTAAATGTTTATAATAGTCAGCCTGATTTTTGGTCTAGTCTTGATGTACTAGAATCCCAAATAACAAAAGAATATTACAGAGAACATATAAAATGTGAAATTGAAGCAATCGACAAGCTTTCCCATAAGCTCATAAAAGAAAATCAATCTTCTAATGGTAAAATAAGAAAAAAAAGAAAAGAACTATTTAAAAAACATGATTTATTTTTTAAATTATTACTTCGACATTGGTTGGCCAATAAAGAAAACAAGATTGAATTAGATGAATTTATTCATGATTTAAAATGTTTATTTAAAAATGTTTCTACATCTAATGGTATTGACCCAAATATTTGGCCCGATTAACATTTAACTCTGGCCAATAAAAAATAGCTAATATATACTTATGGCTATAATTATTATTTGGATATAACAATGCACCATTCTCCATTAAGATACCCTGGAGGAAAATCTAAGTTTTCTCCTCATATTAGGAATATAATTGAAACCAACAATATTGTTGGTTGTGATTATTATGAAATTTATGCTGGCGGGGCTGGCGTTGCGCTTAATCTTTTAACTAATGGTGTTTGTAAAAACATCCATATTAATGATGCTGATCCAGCTATATACTCTTTTTGGAAGTCGATCATAAACCAACCAGAAGATTTCTTGAGATTAATGTACGATACTAATATATCAATTGACACATGGCTTAAACAAAAAAATATATTATCTAACCCTAATGATCATTCAATATTAGAGTTAGGATTTGCTGCGTTTTTCTTAAATAGAACAAATAGGTCAGGAATATTAAAAGGAGGTGTGATTGGGGGCAAAACACAATCTGGGCAATATAAACTTGATGCTAGGTTTAATAAAGATAGTTTAGCAATAAAAATAAAAAAAATTGGGGAGCAATCAAAAAATATAAATGTTACCAATAAAGATGCAGCAAATTTATTGACAGAAATAAAAACTATTAACAATAAAAGTATCTTTGTATATTTAGATCCTCCTTACTATGAAAAAGGACAAGGGCTATATAGAAACTATTATAACCATGACGATCATGTGAAAATCAGAGAAATACTTGATGATGTAAAATTTCATTGGTTAGTTTCATATGATAATAATGAAAATATAAAAGAAATATACAAGAAATATCACCAAAGAGAGCACACTTTAAACTATAGCGCCCAATTAAAAATGAAAGCTAAAGAAATTATTATTTACAGTAAGTTACTAAAAATACCAAATAACTAAATTTTATTTAAGCGACTTCGGTCGCTTTTTTTTACGCCTAAAAATCTCACAATTTTAAAACACTTTATTGATTAAAAAGCAAGCAATTAAACAAACTTAAAAATCAACTAAACCAACCGTTTAGCTGTTTTTGTTGATTTTTTCATAAACTTTTAATCAACTAATGGTTGATATTTAAATCAACTAATGGTTTAATAAACACATCAAAACAAATCAACTTAACAAAAGAATTAAGCAATACCACGAGTTACTTAATTAGTTAAGCGAGATTCAAGTAGTTAGCTGAGGCATATGAAAGTACAGCGGTTTTGATAGCAATCACAGCAGTACGCATCGGGTGAGCGACTTAATCACTCCTAGCCTCGGACAGAGATCGACTAGCCATCAAGTTCTTTAATAAATAGGTTGCTATTTAATTTCAAATCAAAGCGCATTTAAACAAGTGCGCTTGAGTTTGAAATAAAAGGAGATAGATGATGTTACATAGAGCTGTAGAGAACGGTTACGAAAATGCTTATTGCAACATGATGAGCGGCACTGAAATACAAGATGCTAAAGAAGCAGAAATTAAAGCTCAATCAAACGAACTTTATGACAAACTCAGCGATAGTGATTATCTAGAAATTGAAAAAAAAATAATGAAAGCGTTTGGTTGGGATGATGTTGACACTGATTCAGTTCAAAAAGCATTAAAGCTCATATGTTATGAAAAAGCTGAATTTCATTTTAATGAAAAAAATAAAAAATCATTTTATTAAGCTAACGAATTTTGACAACTCGGAAAGACGAGTACATGCAAATCCTTTGCCCTCTTTTGAGGGCTTTTTTACAGAATTAGCAGACAGAAA